AATTCCTGGACTAACAGGGTTTACCTATGCAAGGGTGGCTTCTATGGACAAACGTGCTGTAGGTAAGCTTACTGATGCTAACCACTTGGAGAGTTTCCACTCTACTGAGCCAGCTGACTATGATAAAAAAATCATCAGCTTGTATACACAAAGTTCATTGTATAGCAATGACTTCCTTGACATGATTAACAAGAGCACTCCTTATTACATTGATAATAATAGTGATGCTTGGAAATGGCAAGTAGCTGTTCCTTATAAATTCCCTAAAATTATAGATGTTCCTGCTTCTACAGCAGCTCTATCTAAGCCTGGAATTGATGGACAAGAATTCTCATTAGTATTGGATACTAATGAATTCTCTCTTAACTCTGTAGTATCTGTTGGTTCACGTCAATATGGTCCTCGTTTCTATGTTGTAAAAGATCCTACTCCTTGGATGTATGGATATTTATATAGTTTCACTCTGGTGACAGACAACCCAACTGTAGATTTCGTAAGTTCTGTATTCCTACAAGTAGGTATTGAACTCGAACTTATCGATGGTATAATTGGTGAATTTGACCAAGATTTGCTAGGTCTTCCTCGTTTAGGTGAGCAAATCACAATGTTTGAATCTTTAGGTTCAGCATATGGTTATGAGCACACTATTACAGAATGGGCTGATGATAAGATGTTGAGAGATAGTGGAGGAAAGCCTTTGGACATTCTTGTATATGCTCCTCAACGTAGAAACCAACTTCCTATTACACGTAATGATGTTAAATGGGAACCCTTCATTGAATTCTGGATGCGTAAATCAATGCTTGAATTGAAAGTTAAGCGTATGATTTGGTCTAAGCCTGGGACAGTAAAAACAGGTGGTGGTAAGCAAGAACTTAAGCGTGTATCTGCTGGTGTATACCACAGAATGCGTAATAACGGTAACCTTGTACAATACAATCGTGGAGAATTCTCTGCAAACCTAGTTCGTAGTGTATTTGGAGATTTATTCTATCGTAGGGTGGATGTTAAAGATCGTAAGGTTAAGATGTATACTAACGAAGCTGGATTCGATGTATTCCAACAAGCTTTGAAAACAGATGCTCTTAATTCAGGATTAACACTTATGGCAGATAGCGGTAATCGTTACATGCAAGGTGAAGGTCAACATATCACATATAACTTTGCATTCGATGCGATGGTTACTCGCGAAACTGGTAGAGTTGAACTTATCCACTTAAAAGAATTGGATTTACCTCAATCTAACCTTGAATTTGGTCAGAACAAGAAATCAACACCTGTATTCATGGTATTTGATGTATCTCCTATGAGCGATGGTTCTATGGTGAATAATATTCGTGAAGTACGTATGCAAGGTGCTCCTTCTATGACTTGGGGATATATTGATGGTACTCGTCACCACTTAGGATTCGCAAAATCTCAAGGTATGAGTTCTGCTAACAAATTCCCTGGATATGAAATTTGGATGAAGGATCGTTGTGATGTATTCATCGAAGATTTATCTCGTACAGTTCTCATAGAGGAGATACCACAATTCTAGTAATTAAAATCAGCTTTATTAATAAAGGGAATTAAAATCTCCCTCTTTTTCAAAAGAATGTCTCCCCTAAGTGCTGAGTTAGGGGAACTTCTAAAAAGCCTTAGTAGCTCAGATGGCAGAGCGCAAGTTTTGTAAACTTGATGTCGAGATCTCGGAATTCTCTTAAGGCTCAATAAATAAACCAAATTAACTAACTACATTTTATGGGTAAAATCGGTAAAATTTCCCCTATTAAAAGGGAATATCCAAGTTCACAAACACAAACAATGCAAAGTGGACTAGCACAAAAAGGACTGACGCGTATTCCAGGCACTGGAGTATTCAAATATCCTTATAAAGAGAGTAATGGATATTACAGAACAGGGTTAGACCCTGATGCTGGATATATCAGACGAATTGAAGATAATACAGAAAGAGAACTAGAGATTGAAAGAGTAACCAACCTAAGAAAGAAACTAGAAAAAGAACTAGGAGCAGATTTAGGTCCAAAGAGTAAATTTTGGAATAATGCTCTATCCAATCCTAATGACCCTACTGATTTGCACGTTCAACCTGCAAAATTAATGGATACAGATAATCTCTATGATTTATCAAATGTGCAACAAGAGTTAACATATTCATGGCTCCGAGTACATCCTACAATTGCTTCTTCTTTTCAGGCATGGGAAAGAGGAGAATATCCAGCAGATACACAATTCTATGTTGTTGATGATGAAGTGGAGAATAAGACAGCTTATAAGAAAAAGAAACTTATAAATAGTGCGATTGTTAAGTTTGATCAAATGTCTCCTGATAAAAAGAAAAAAGTAGCTAGGGTAATGGGACTTCCTGTTACAGAAGATACAAGAGAAGATGCTGTTTACAATCTAGTGGATAATCTTCTTAAACAAACAGAATTCAAAGCTGGAAAATATCAAGGATTGAATCCTGTAGAAATCTTCACAAGATTTGCTGATATGAAGGAAAACCTTTTACACATAAAAGATTTAGTAAAACAAGCAACTACACACTCTATTTATAGAATTAAACCTAGTGGTAAAATCTATGAAGGTGAGAATGAAGTAGCAAAAGATGAAGAAGAATTAGTTAAATACTTAGCAGATGAAGATCATCAAGAAGATTTAATTATTCTGGAACAAAAACTAAAAAGTAAGAAATTAGCTAATGTATGATACCCGTAGATAGTTTATTATATAAAATAGACCAAAAACTAAATAAACTATCAAGCAACGAACATCAGCAAATACAATTAGAAGATAAAATATTAGCTTTAAATGAAGCTCAAATAAAGCTGATTAAACAGAAACTTGATGGTCAAAATACTGTTTCTGGATTAGGATTTGATGCTTTTAAAAAGCGATATGAGGATTTAGAGAAACTCATTGAAATGTATGAAGATCATTCACTTGATTTAAATAAAGTAGATGGTCCATTAAATAGATGGGTGTGTGATTTATCTGGAGTAAAACCTGCTTATATGTTCTATGTAGATAGTTACATTACAGCAGATAAAGGAAAATGTAAAGATAGACCAGTTTATATAAATAATGATTTGGCCAAACATGCAGATGTTCCAACATTATTAAAAAATACACACTATTCTCCTTCTTTTGAATATCAAGAAACCTTCAATATTATATCATCTGATGAATTATCTGTATTTACAGATGGTACTTTTACACCAAAAAAACTATATCTCTCTTATGTGCGCTATCCTGAGTATATAGATAAAGAAGGATATGTGAAGCTAGATGGTACTAATTCTTCAAATCAAGATTGTGTACTTAAAAACTATCTTGAGGATGAGTTAGTAGATTTAACAGTGCAAAATCTGGCAATGTATACAGAAAATACAGCAGCAGCTCAGAATGCACAATTTAGGATAAAAACAGACGAATAAAACTTAAACAATTTAATTTAAATAAAAAATGAGTGACTTTTCATTACACACCCTTTTTGTAGTTCCAGTAGGTAATAGTCTACCTAGCTCTGGCTCTACCCAGGATTTAACTGCTGGACAATTTGGGATTTTCAAGAACGACTACACTGTTGCCAATGCTGGTAATATTGCAGCAGCTCCTTATTTCTATCTTGCACAAGGTAGAACAAATACCTATCTTTTAGGATCTAAAAGGTCTAATAAGATTGCAGGTGTAAATAACACATCTGGTCAAGGATCAAATGTTATTGAATGGTACAAAGTTAGTGGATGTTCCACTGCTGTAACACAAGTAACTGATGTATCAGGATGGACTGTAAAGTGTGGTGACATTGTCACTTTAACACTAAGAGCACATTCTTCTTACCTAGATACTCTATATTTCAATGGTTTCACTCGCAGTGTAACTGTTCAAGCTCCTTGCTGTAACTGCGGTGGAGATCCTTGTACAAATGTGGATGTTCCTACCTTGATTGACAGCTTTATTGCTAAATTAAATCAAGCTGCTCCTGGTATTAACTCTGATAACATCAAACTTAGCCAGTTCTATCAATTCCAACGTATAGGAAATGATGCTAATGCAATTCTTCGTATTTCTGGTAAACCTCTTACTAGATATGGACAACCTTGCGATATTGCAGCTTTCCCTTACGAATATGATAGAATGTACTTCCGTACTTTCGTATATTCAGGTCCTGCAACAACTGCTGATTTTATTGTGGTTGATAATTGCAATCTTGTAGCAACAGCCCTTGTAACACAGCGTGCAGACTATCCTAAAGGTACTTCTGACGAAATTAAGCAACTTGAAAAGAATCTTTATAGCTACCAAGCTGGATACCTTAAGAGTTTATATAGAATGAATGGATATAACGAGAACTTTGAATCATGGGTAACTGATGGTACAAATTATGATACTCTTTATATCAAATTCAGAGCATACAGTAAAGGAGCTTATCAATGGGGAGATTTCATTCAACAAGATGAAGCTGTAACTATTGCAATTCCTTCAACTTTAACATCTGGTATTACCACTGTTCTTAATGCTGCTTTAGGTACTGTACCTGATGATAGTGCTTGCGTAACAACAACATCAACTACTACTACAGTATGGCCTACAACTAGTACAACTACAACTTTAGAGCCTTAATCTATAATAGTACTAAATAACCTAGAAAGGGAGGGAGTAAAAACTTCCCTCCCTTTTTTATTTAAAAATCAATCCCAATGGCAGATTTAAAATTAGATATATTAGTAATTCCTACATATAACTCTCTCACTTTAGGGATAGCTGATATTTCTACTTATCCAGCAAGTCCTCCCATCATATCACCAACTATTACCATCACTATTCCTAATGGATTTGGTGCTGTTTCTCTTCCTTTCACTCCTAATAGTTTTAATGTATTTAATTCCTTAATTTTAGGATTGAGTTCTCCAGGGGATGATTTAACCCCATTACCTGATGGTCAATATACACTTACATATTCTACAGATCCTTCATATCTTAATTTTGTTACAAAAACAATAGTAAGGGTAGAAAAATTACAGGAGAAGTTTGATAATGCTTTTATGAAACTTGATATGATGGAATGCGATAGCGCTATAAAAACACAATCTAAAGTGGATTTAAGTTCTATTTATTTCATGATACAAGGATCTATAGCAGCAGCTAATAATTGTGCAATAGATGTTTCTAATGCATTATACATTCAAGCAAATAGAATGTTAGATAGATTTATCAAAAATAACTGTGGGTGTTCAGGAAACAATTTTCTTATAAACTTTAACTAAAAACAAATATGGCAGCATGTTCCAAATGTGGAGCAAACCAAGGATGCTCCTGTCAATTAACTAATGGACTTTGTCCAGGATGTTATTCTGCTTCTCTACAAGCTAATAATCCAAATACACAACCTCAGAATGCTACAACCCAGACTAAATAATTGTGTCGATTGTACTACAATACCTGTATTGTTGAGTGATATTGATTGTAAGTTGACAGAATTAGCAAAAAACGAGTATAATAATATAGTATTCATGCTAAACTTTCCTGTACCAGGAACAGTTTTCTTTGATTTACTAAACTATAAAAGAATATTAACTTATAAGCTAGTTAACGAAAATTATGCTTGTAAGTATACAGTGAAGCAAATAGCTTCTAAAGTAAAACTATTAATTCATAAATAAAAAAATCAATGTGTTCAAATTGTTATAACGGCTGCACTGACATAACCTCAGATCAATGTGTTAGATATACAGGTATAGATATTCCTATATTAGGAATAAAGAATGGAGATAGTTTGTCTTATGTAGAACAAGCTCTTATCACTTTTTTAGTGTCTACATTAGATGGAACAGGTATTAAACCTACGATTCCTTCTGAAATCATATGTACATTAGTTCAATCCTTTCTTCCTACTTGTGAAGATATAACAGAAGTTGACTTATTCAAATCTTTAATTCAAGCTACATGTAGTTTACAAACTCAGATAACTACAGAGAAAAATAGAATAGATGTAATTGAAGCAGATTATACATTAGATTGTGTTACAGGTGTGAGTACTGGAGATGGTACACATGCTGTTTTACAAGCTGTTATTGTTAAACTTTGTTCTGTTAGTACAGATTTAGCAGCTTTAGCCTTAAACGTTTCTACAAACTATGTAGCTTTAGCAGATTTAAATTCATTAATTGCTGCATTCTTGGCAAGTATTGCTCCTTCTGATAACTATTCCAATAGAATGATTCCATTTACAGCAGTTGAATATTATGGATCTCTTGGTAATTTTGATGGTAGTGGTGCAGGGTTAGGACTTTTTGCAAATATTTATTTGTGTAATGGTAATAATGGCACACCTGATAAAAGGGGTAGAATTCCTGTAGGTGCAATTGCTGGTGTGTCTGGAGGAGCTTTAGACCCTGCTGTTAATCCAGCATCTTCTACATTTAATCCAAACTATGCAGTTGGGGATACTATTTATGGAACTAATAGTGTAACATTAAATACTACACAAATTCCTTCTCATTTACATGCTATTACAGATGTGCAACACAACCATTTAACAGTATATGATAATGGAGCACCTACTGGACAAACAGGAGTAGCTCCTTCAAATAGTCAACCTATTTTAAGAACTAATGATAGTGGTACAACTATTGCATACAGTATTCAAGGTCCTATTTCAGGAACTCCTAATATTTGTATTACAAGTTCATCATATACGGGTATAAATACAACAAATAATACAGGTGGAGGATTGGCACATGATAATAAACAACCTTCTCTGGCATGTTATTATATCATGTACATTCCGTAATTTATCAAAATTTGACAAAATAATATGAATGTACCAGGAATGCCAGATTGGCAAAATACTCCTACTCCTAATTGTAATTTTCCAGTGTTCACATGGTTTCCTTGTGGTTGTGCTCCATTTATAATAAATAGCACAAATGTTATATATACAGGAGACAATCTTCCTAACTCATTAATAAATACTAATGATAATCTAACTCTAGCTCTATCTAAAATAGATGTTTCTTTATCTTCTATAGTTAATAATGCAGTTCCAAGTACTAGAACTATTACAATTAATGGGTTAACTCAAGATTTATCAGCAGATAGAACTTGGAATACAATAACCCTTGCTAGCTTTTCAGCAGGTACTGGAATCTCTTATAATAATTTAACAGGAGTAATTACTAACTCTGCACCAGATCAAACTGTTACACTTACACAAGGGTCTAATATTACTATTACTGGAACATATCCAAATTTTACTATATCATCAACTGGAGGTATAACTAATTCAGCAATAGTAAATGAGTTAATGAAGTCGGATGGGACAAATGCTGTTTCTTCTGGTTTATTTAGTACAACTCTAGGTAATTTGAATTTAGGTACTGGTATATCTGGGGCATCAAGGACAATTCAAGCTGATGGATCAGGTGCAGATGTATCATTGAGCATTTTAGGTAAAGGATTAGGAACTATTAGTTTATCAAGTAATGGTGTCACCTATACTTTCAATAACACCACCTTCAATGTTGCAAGTTCTACAGGATCATTATCTAATTCTTCAGGAATATTTGTTATATCATCTGCCTCTGGTAATCCAGGTAAAGCAATAAAACTATTATCAGGCGATGGTGCTTCTTCTGGTCAACCTTCAGGGGTCGTAACTGTTAGTTCAGGAAATGGAGTGACCACAGGTAATTCTGGAGTATTGAATTTAAATACAGGAACAGGAGGTAATGCTACAGGGGATATAAATATCATCACTGGAAATGCAACAACTGCTTCAGGTAATATATTTTTACAAACAGGAACAGGAACAACAAGAGGAAATATTTCACTTTTTAGTGGCACTGGTTCTTTTGGTTCTGGACAGCAAGTAACTTTTATTCATGATGCGGCTGTAAACCCAACTACTAATCCAACTGCTGGATTTATTTTTTATTCAGATGCAAGTAACTCATCACACCCTACGATTAGAATACCTGGAGGAAGCACATATGATTTATTAGCTATAGGAAATCCAGCAGGAACAAATACTCAAATTCAATTCAATAACTCTGGTTCATTTGGAGCATCTTCTAACCTAACTTGGGATGGTACACACCTTACAGTTGGAGGAGTACTTGCTCTCTCCGTTAATGTAGGAATTTCAAAAATAGATGCTACAGGAGGTACAGGACGTTTAGATATTCAAACTGCTGGAAGTGGTTCATTTTGGTCAATACCAGGACTAGATATTTCTGGAGGAGATATAATAATTGGTGAAAATATTATAGCTAATAAAGTATTAACCTTACGACTTAATGCAGCTAATGGAAATTACTTAAAAGCAACTGGTTTACCCACTTCATCAGCAGGATTACCAAGTGGAGCTTTTTGGCTCAATTCTAATGTTTTAACAATTGTTCCTTAATATTTCAAAAACTCCATTGTTATTGGTTTCGATGGAGTCCCCTTTTGGTAGAAATATCAAAAGGGGTTTTTTATTTCTAATCTTTTTAGTTATTTGTCATAATTAAATTAGTTAAATAAGTTTGTTAAATATAAATCTTCTTCCTATCTTTACTGCTGTTTTAACCAAAATATCACAAAATGATTGAAAATCAAGGATTATTGTCAGAACTTCAGCAGCTCCTGACACAGAAGAGGTCAAAATCATATTATGCCTCAAAACTAGGAATTACAGAATCAGAAGTAGATGAATTGTTAAAAGAACTAAGAAAAAAGGAAGTAGAAGTAGAGGAATCAAGTAAAAGAGTAAATGAAGACAAAGGTACATTAGAAAGCTCAATAGAGATTGATTTTGAACCTAAAAATGTAGAAGATCTATATAAACTCCATAAAGTAGACAAAGAAAGATACAAAATAAGCTCATATTGGTCAAAGCTTAAATCAAATGGTAAATTCACATCTTCTATATTTGCCACCCTCAAAAAACCAGCAGACTACACTCCAGAAGACTTTGCTAAATTTCTTAGTAAATGGGAACCAGTTACGTTTATTCCAGGAAGACGAACCTACAAACAAGTTACTAGTTATCCAGATATTGATAAGAAAGAATCAGTTGATATTGAACTAAACTTGGCTGATTTTCATTTAGCTAAGAAAACATTTCAAAGAGACTCTTTATCATCCAAAGAATTTGACTATTACAAAACTGTAGTTGATCTAGTCAGTAAAGTTAAGTCTAATTATGATATTAACAAACTTGTATTCCCTATATCTAATGATTTCTTTCATACAGATAATATCCAGAATACTACTACAAATGGTACTCCTCAAGATGTAATCGTGTGGTATGATGAGGAATACGAGAAAGGATTTGAAATATTAGCAAATACTATTAACTATCTAATCACTCAAGTTGGTGAAATAGAAGTAGTGTTAGTACAAGGGAATCATGATAGAACTAAGGGGTTTTATGTAGCTCATGCATTAGAGGTATATTTTAAAGAATATAAAAAAGTTAAATTTCAAAGACATCATTCGACTACAAAAGCTGTAGTATTAGGAAATACCTTTATAGGATACCATCATGGTAATTCATGTAAAATTGATGAATTACCTTTATTATTTGCTACAGTACCTGAATTTTCAAGTGATTTTGGTAATGCTAAATATAGAGAAATTCATACGGGAGACAAACATCATTACATGGCAAAGGATATAAAAGGAGTTAGAATTCAACAACTACCATCCTTATCTGGAGATGATAGATGGCACATTGATAATAATTTTATTAATAGTGTTAGAGCAGGTATAGCTTTTGTATATGATCCTATTAAAGGAAAGGTAGCAGAGTTCGAATCTAGAGTATAAATATTATGACAGGAAGGAAATTAGTTTCAGATGTAAGAAGTACACACAAATTATTATCTATTGATAATACAATAACTGATCGTGTTATTTTATCAGAGATTAGAAATAATACTATTTTCCTGGTAAAGAGAGAGACTAATCTTAGGAAACTATGGGCTACAGATACTATTTTTGAAAGCCTTCCTTGTTTTCAAATGAAAGAGGTTCCTATTTCTGAATGTTGTGATTATGTTGATCCCTGTACTGTTAGTAGAAGTGTAAATAAGCTCCCAAGAATAGGAGAAGGAAATTATCAATATCTCATACAGGGAGTATGGAGTATTAATGCAATGGGAGGTAAGGGAAAGAGAATAAAAGAGATTACTATAAACCGTTATCTAAATCTTCTTAAACTAAAAATAGTTAAAAATCAAGTGTATTATTGGATAGTAGATGATTATCTTTATACCAATAATCCTTTATTACAATCTATTAGAATGGCAGCATTCTTTGAAGAAGATGTTCCTAATGAAATATTATTCCCTGATTGTGATTGTGGGAAAGAATATTCATTAGATGAACTATGTAAAAATCCATTAGATAGAGAATTTCCATGCCCTGGATATTTACAGAAACAAGTATTAGATTTAACATCTCAAAAACTTCTTAATACTTATTATAGACTTAAAAGTGATCAAACTCAAGAAGGAGTAGATGGTCAGGCTCCTAATACTCCTCCAACTAGTTAATATGAGAGTAAAGGTTGATTGGTCAAGTGGTAGTAGAGATAATTATACAAGCTTTTGTAAGAAACATCCTACAATTAAAGTTAGTTATGACCAATGGAAAAGAATTATATATGACTTCAATGAATCTTTCAAAACTTATATATTAGAAACTGGTGAGAAAGCCAGAATACCTTCAGGATTTGGAGAGTTTTCAATAACTAAGAAGAAAAGGAAGAAAATGAAACTCGGTCCTGATGGCAAGGAAAGAATAAATCTTCCTGTAGATTGGAAGAAAACTAAGGAAAAGGGTAAGTATATATATAATTTCAATTTCCATACAGAAGGATATTTCTTTGGATGGAAATGGTTTAAAAAGTCTACAAGGTTAAAGTTTGTAGATTTGTGGTGGTTTAAGCCATCGAGAGTAACATCTAGATTACTCTCTCACTATATAAAAATAGATCCTAAATATCAACATCTTTATCACCAATGGGGTACTAAATAACATGAGCTATTATTACAAATATCAATTCGTAAGTCCTGAATCAGCTTATGCTACTGTAAAAGAAGAATTTAAAAGTTACTTTGATACAGGAGCTATAGATGATTTATTATTTCCCACCTATTTAAACAAAGCATTAGATAAACTTGGTAGAAGTTCTTATGCTATTGTACCAGAAGTGTTAGAAATATGTAACTTTGAGGCAAGACTTCCTGATAACTTCTATGCTGTTAGAGAAGCTTGGTTATGTACATCAGTTAATGGTTTCCCTGTACAGACAGCTAATTCTTTCTATTCTCAGGCAGCCTCTTTAAATACAATCCAAGTATCTCCTGTTATATCTGGAGGAAAAGCTTGTACAAATGTAAATTGTAATACAGAAGGATGTGATGGAACACAATGTCTTCCTGAATTCATACAAGCCGTATATAAAACAAATAACCAAGTAAATCAAGTATTTCATAAACAATATCTCCTAAGACCAGGAAATATATCTAGCCATAAACATTGTTCTTTAGATTGTGCTAATTTTGGAGCAAGTGCTCCTGACAGCTTTGATATTAGAGACAATAAATTTGTTACTAATTTCAGAAATGGTCATGTCTATCTTATTTTCTATTCTACAGATTATGATAATGAAGGAAATCAAATGATTCCTGACAATTATAGAGTTAGAGAATACATAGAAGCTTTCTTAAGATATAAAGTAATAGAAACTCTTACTAATCAAGTAAATGATGAAACTTTCAATCAACTTCAGCAAAAGTTAGGATATTATAAATCTTTATATGATGAATCGTTTATAATGGCAAAGTTAGAAATACAAAAACAAACAGCTAACGAAAAAATTACTGCTATTAAAGGACAATTAAATAGTTTTCGTAAATATGAACTTCCAACAAGAGTATATAGAGGAAGGTGGAGAAGAAACGGTACTGTGTAATGGCTGATCAACAAGAATCAAATATAAGACAAGAAAGTACTGCTTTAAGAGCTGGTATGAATATGGATCTTTCGGTAAATCAAATACCTAAAGGACAGACTACTTATGCTTTAAATGGAGCAGTTGAAAATTTTGATGCTAATGGTGTTTCTTATCAAAATGAACAGGGAAATGAACTTTGTTTGCAATTTCCCGAAAACTTCAAAAATATAGGAAATCACTTTATTCAGGAACAAAATAAACATATTTATTTCCTAGTAAATCCTGATACAGGAGATAGTCAAATCGGCCACATGGATAATAATGATTGTATATATAGAGTTTATATTAATTCTCCTTGCTTAAATTTCAATATTCACCACCCCATCCAAAAAATAGTACATAAGATAACCAACTGTACCACCGAAATCTATTGGACAGATGGGTTTAATTCTAGAAGATTCTTAGATTTAAATAATATTCCTTATAGAACATCGATTGGGGACACTATATGTAATGTACATACTTTTACAGATATTGATTGCAACAAACTGAAAATACAACCAAATTTTAGTATTCCCGAAATAAAAGTAACAGACGTTATTAATGGAGGAGATAACCCAGCTGGTACTTACCAATTTGCAATAGCTTATACTGATGTAGCAGGAGATCAATATACTTCTTATTATAGTGTTACAAATCCTACTCCTTTAGCTAATACTCAAATTGATACATTAAATTTTAATTATAATGTAAATAAGTCAATTGTATTAAACATTGATAATATTGATGTAACTGGATATTTTCAATATTACAATGTTACAGTGATCAAAACCATTAATAATATCACATCAGTCGAACTTATAGGTACTTATTTTATAGACAATAAAACAAAGGAAATAGTTTATAGTGGACAAAATCAAACTCAAATAAAGCTAACAATAGATGATATATTTGAGAAATTCCCATATTATGATATTGCTCAAGATGTAACAACAGTACAGGATATATTAGTATGGGATCAACTTACTTCCATAGATAGAATTAATTATCAACAAATATGGAGTAAAGTTAAGTTATATTGGGAAACATATAGAATTCCATCTACAGAAGATTATTCTAATGAATTAAATGCTACTAATTTAAGGGGTTATTTAAGGGATGAAGTCTATCCTTTTGAGGGATGTTTCTTATTAAATAATGGTAAACAAACAGATAGTTTCCATATACCAGGAAGGATTGCTCTTCCTCAGGATTTACAAGATATTTTTCCTACAAACAATGATTTTATAGGAATCCCAGATCCTGTAACAAGAACTCTTCCTACATGGAAAATATATAATACAGCTGATATAATAGCTACAGATCCTTCATATACTGGAGATCCTTCTTATAAAGGACCTTACCAGTATGGAAATTTCTCATATTGGGAATCAATAGAAACATACCCTTGTAATACGGATGTATGGGGAGATTTAGCTGGACAACCCATAAGACATCATAAATTTCCTGATGTTTCAATAAGTCCTATATTTGAAACATCTACATACACCTTAGGGAATACAATATCTCCTATTATGGAGAATAGAGCAATATTTCCTATAGGAGTTAGACTTGATATTGATCAAATATCACAATTAATATCTTCTTCTAATTTAACAGATGATCAAAAATCATCAATTGTAGGATTTAAAATATTGAGAGGGAATAGAGATACAAATAAGTCAATTATAGGTAAGGGAATATTGAGAAATGTAGGAAAATATACTAGACAAGGCACAAGTTATTATTTCGCTAACTACCCTTATAACGATTTAAATACTGATCCTTTTCTTCTTGAAAAACCAAATGCTTTAAATGCATTGTGTAATACATATTCATTTACAGTGGCAACTGGTGGAACGTACCAATATACAGATTGTTTTACAAACTCGACTTCAGTTGCCGAGGTAGTACAAGGACAAGCAGTACAAGTATGTTCTTTAACAGTTCCTGTAATGATTACAGCTACAATCACAGGATCTATCACTCAATTAAATTATGATACTTATCAATTAACTGCAAATAATAACCCAACAATATTTACCTATACAGATATTTATAATATATTACAAGGTATATCTGTTTATAAAAATCTTCCACAGACAGTAAATGTTAAAACAAGCACTCATCCAAATGTAATATTCCCGTTTAGCGGAACATATGCACAAATAAATACATTTAAGAATTCATTATGTTATCCTAACAACTTATCAGCCTTTAATACAGATGATAGTAAATATAGATATGTATTTAATTCACCTGAAACTTCATTCGGACAACCCTTTTTAGGAAATGTTCTTAAATTAGAAAATGTCGTATTTGGAGCTGGAAAAGCTCATTTTGTAGAAGTTAAAAAAAATGCTTTATATAAATTATTAACAAAAGAAGCCCAGGAAGATGCACTGTTATCAAGTGTAGAAATAGCCAGTATAACAAGCCCTTTCAATGCAACTGCAATGTTTACTGCATATCAAGCTTATTTGACTATATATATTAATGGTATTACTAGAAAGAACTATGGATGGAGTTATAATTCTATAGCAAGCTATAATTACTGGGCTAGTATAGATAATGGATTGGGAATAAAACAAAGAGAATTAGATATAATTCAATATCTTATACCTGCTGTTCAAAGTGTAAACGAAAATAATAATATTGTAGTTAATAACTATCAAAGGGAATCATCTATTTATTTGAAAACAAATGAAGGAAAACCCCCCCTTCCATTTGATAGTCAAACTCCCTCTCTATTAATACCTGGAAATATAAGTGCTATAACTGATATTTCCAGATTTGTAAATTCTCAGAAAGACTGCTCAATTCCACAAAATCAGTTTGACATAAGTGTAGTTTCTTATTATGGATCAATAAAGAATAATATTCTAAATCAATGGGGACAAATGTATTCTTATGAAACTATAGATACAGGTTTCCAAGGATTTTTAAATGAAGGTTTATCAACAGTAACTATTTTTGGAGGAGATACATTCATTAATAAATTTTCTTTTAAGACTAAACTTCCATTTTTCATTGATAACAGGGTGGGTGCTCCTGATGATAGTGATATATTTTATGATGAGATAGGTAATGTTGCATATCCTCAATATTGGCATTCTGCCAGATCTATACTATTTGATTATAAGGTTGGTACTTCAAGCACTTATGGAAAAAATTTAATATCTATAAAAGCTCACTATTTAGACTGTCCTAATAATCAACTTCCAGCACCAGATCCAACTACAACTCCTCCTGTGGTGAATCCAAGTAGAACTTACTATGATGGGAAAATGTATATGTTTGCTTATGGGATTCCTACATTCTATTGCGAATCTTCTATAAATATAGACTTAAGACAAGCTTTTAATAATAGAGAGGGAGATTTCTACCCTCATGTAACTAGATCTATTCCAGATGATTGGGTGCAAGAATCTTTTGTTCCTATAGCTCAGGATAACACATACTATTATAATGTAAGTTATTCTAAACAAAATAAGGAAAATTTCTTTTCACATCTCCCTATTAACTGGAGACAGCAATTATGTTTCACTCATTTTCCTTTCAGAACTATATATTCTGAGGCTCAACAAAGCTTTACAGATAATAAAATAAATAGTTGGCTTATCTACAAACCAGTATCTTATTTTGATTTTCCTCAGAATTATGGAAAATTAACATCTTTAGATGGAATTGAAAATAAAGCAATTCTAGCTAGATTTGAGAATAAGAGTTTATTATATAATACATTATTAACAGTGGATACTTCTAATCCTAAAGCAGCATGGTTGGGAAATGATACTTTATTTAGAAGTAGTCCTCCTATTGATTTTGCTGAAACAGATTTAGGATTTGTTGGGAGCCAACATAAATTTCTATTAAAAATACCTCAAGGACAAATAACAGTAGATGCAAAAAGAGGACAAGTATTTCTCATATCTGGAAATTCTGTTAAAGATCTTTCCCAATTTGGGAGTGGATTAAATAGATTCTTTACAGATCATTTGGCCTTTGAAATACTTAGATATTTTCCAAATGTAGATATAGATAATAATTTCACAGGTATTGGACTACATGGGGTGTATGATAGTAAATTTGATAGAGTTATTATATCTAAATTAGATTATATTCCCTTAAGTAAGGATATTAAATATAATTCTGATACTAAAGAATTCTATGTAACTAAAACTTATCCTCAATCAGAAGGAGATCCTTTAAGTACCATAGAAATAGTTAACTTGACAGATAATAGTTATTTTTGTAATAAATCATGGACATTGTCCTATAATACAAATACACAAAGCTGGATTAGTTTTCATAGTTATATTCCTAATTATTATATAGCTGAGAATAATTTTTTCTATTCTGGTATAAATGATGGATGTGATTTAGAAGCTATAGCTTTTCAAGAAACTCCTTTTACTACAACAACTACATCAACAACAGCCACTCCTACAACAACTACTACATCAACCACAACTTCTTCCACTACTACATCAACTACAACATCTACTACTACAACTTTATCTCCTACAACAACAACAACAACTACATTAGCTTCTAATAGTTTCGATGGCTCATTTACATATGGTACAGGAGGAGGGAATACATTTGATGTATCAGTTGGAAGCGGTTCACATTTACTGGCTTCAGTAGATCCAATTTTAGCAGGTAGTTCAACTTTATCTGTAATAAGCACAAGCTCACCTACTCTTAGTCCTAGTTTTACTTCTTTTGATATACTTGCAGATGCTTTTCCTACATCTACTGTATTAGGAGTAAGTTCTAATACAGCTAAGTTTCATGACAATACTACATCAACAGATTATAACTGCGTTATTACAGGAATTGGTAGTCATACTTTAATATTAACATTTACTATCCCTAGTGTTTCAGGTCATAGTTTTACATTAAGTGGAAACGTAACTTCAACAGGAGGATAATATGAGTAAAAATATTACTATAAAATTAACTAAAGCTGGAAATAGAACTAGTCTATTTTCCATTTCTGATGATTTAGGAAATTTGCTTGGTAACAATATTACTAAGCAACAATTGATTTCAGGTGTGTCATTTAACATTAATGATAGTGTTAAAGTAATAATTATAAGAACAGTTTCTGGAAATTGTGCTAAAGTCCTAAATATACCTATTACTACAATGTTTTTAGATGAGGTAGCAGGAATTCAATTTAAAGATAGTAACACTGGTAGTTTATGGAGACATCTTACAAATCCTTCAATGTATAACTCCTTTTATGGAAGTATATTTCCATATATAATAGAATATCCTTTTGCTTATCAATACTATGATGAAATAGTACAAAATGTAAAAGATTATACAAAAGTCTATAAGTATCTTCCTACTGATGATGGGATATTTAATTCTAACAGAAGAATAGAAACTGATAATGATTACTTCAATAAAGCTGTTCTTTATAATGATCAACAATCTTCAGGAATATTGAATTTGATCCCAAAACCTATTAATAATCTATTTCAGTATGTTTCCTATCCTAAATACAATTCTGATAGTAAAACTATATTATTCTCAAAAAGAGACAATTTCTATCAATATAACACTTTCTGGTCTTTAGTTAAAGATAAATCAGTTCCTTTATTTATAACTTCATGTACATCTTTGTCCATAGATAAAGAAGTGAATCAAGATAATATGGATTACAGTACTAGATCATTTAAAAAGGATACAATTAGAGCTAAAGACTTGAAAGTCAGAATGTTACTCGATAATAGATCAGATATACACTTAGTGAGTCAATTCTTAATAACTCCTTCACAAATAAGCTATTTATAATATGGCAAAGAAAAAAACAAAAATATCTCCAGAGAAAGCAAGAGAAATGTTACATAATCCTCCTCATGGAAAACCTCTTACAGATAAACAACGTAAATATTTTGGATATTTATCAAATGCTCATATAGGGATGAGTCTTCCTAATTATAATGATAGTAACGTATCTCTGCCTCCTAATTTTGCAGGACAAGGATATAATAAAGGAGGAAGAGCATACAATGGAGCATGGGGAGGAACAATGCAAATAGGAGGAAGCCTTCCAGGAGCTACAGGATTTATGTATGCTAGACAAGGAGCACCTTCTAATGGAAAATACGCTAAGAAAACAAAAGCTTCTGCTCAAAATGGAGGATTTTTAGCATCTGGAATCTCAGGAGCCAAACCAACAGGTAAATTTAATAACAATAACTTACAAGGATGGAAGGTTCCTATAGATGAAGCTAAGTATTTATTTAATGCTCTTCCTGAAAGGAAAGATGATACAATGGTTCATGTTTGGTCACAAGAATCTCCTTCTACTCTATTACAAAGAAAATTACATCCAGGAAAACCTGTAAATACGAATACTATTTATGGAGATATTACTGCATTAAATCGTCCTCAAGGAGCTAATATTAATAACTTTCAACAAGGAGGTAATTTATTTGATACAAAATCTTTGAAAGCTAGAAATGCAAAAAGAGATAGTGTAAGAAGTTTATTGTTAGAAAAATACCCTCATGATTATCAAAAGGTAAATAATGGAATGTTGGATTATTTTCAACAAGAAAAACCCATTAATGATAATAAAGGACAATATAATCACCCAGGGAAGGTGACTAAAATAGATTCCAATAGAATAACAATGCAAGGTATAAATTATCCTGTATTAGGAATAAGTGATACAGGTCATCAACAATTAATGCAACCAGGAGGAGAATATGCATATAATGGTAGTTCTGTGACAGAATATCCTATGATGGCATCTGGAGGGGATATACAAAATCAGGGTCAATTAACCAATCTTGATAACCTTACAAACTTTACAAATTATAATATGGAAAAGGCTAAAGATGGTAAATGGATACAAAAAGCAATAAATCCAAAACATAAAGGGTATTGTACTCCTATGACAAAATCTACATGTACTCCTAAAAGAAAGGCTTTAGCTAAGACATTTAAAAAACATCATGGTTTTCATGAAGATGGAGGACTAATACCTTATGCTCAAAATGGTTTCCAATCTTTGAATCTTGGACAAACTGAACAAATGGGAGGATTTGGTAATTATCAACCTTCTCAATTAAATATTCCTGGGGGACAATCCTCACAAATATCTTCATATGGTAATTATCAATCACCTTCTCCAAATTTAAGTGGTCAAGGGGAAAGTGCTATGGGAGAATCTGCTGGAGGTGGTATGGCTGGTGGAGGTATGGGAATGCTAGGAAATATTGGAAAGGGAATGGATTTAGTAGGAGGGATAATGAATGGTATTAAAATGTTAAAGCAAGAAAAGAAGCAGAGACAACAAGCTGAACAGATGGCACAGTTAAGTGGTGTTGTAGCAAAAGCTTCTGAAACTAGACCAGAAGCAATAAAACGTAAATATACAAGACCAGAAGACATAGCTATTCAACCAAATCAAATGTTTCCTTCACAAGGAGTTGGTACTAATTATCTAGCTAATGGAGGAGAGATACAAAATACATATGCTCCTAATACAATATACACAGATATGGGATATGAACCATTGGATGATAGTAATAAAGTAAAGCAATTTAGGAATGGTGGAATTAGAAAAGCTCAAGCAGGATGGCAACAGATAGCTTCACAAGCAGGAGCAAATGATCAATCGGGTCAGATAATAGGGTCATCTTTAGGGGCTGGTCAATTTACAACTACTCCTAATGCTGGCAGTAATCTTGGAGGAACTATAGGAGGAACAGTTGGAAATATATTCGGACCTTTAGGAAGTGCTATAGGTAAACAGGCTGGTAGTCTTATTGGAGGATGGTTAGATCAAAATCCTAAAAAAATAAAGAAATATAATGATCAAACTAATGTTAACAATAATAGAATAGGGTTACAGCAAGGTGCTAGAAATCTACAAAGTCAAAATTCAGCATTTATGGAAAGTGGTGGATGGATAAGTCATGATTGGCAACCACAAGTGATTACTAAGTTTGGAGAACATTCAATGAAAGATTTATTAAAACCTGATCCTATGATGAATACTCTACGAGCAGGTGGTCATATTAGCGATTTGAATTATATAGCTCCTAGTAAGGAAGCCCTACAGACATATGCCCTTGGGGGTGATATTCAGACTCATTGGGGAGGAAAAGCAGAAACTATGTCACATAATCCTTATCTTCCAGATCAAGGAGAAACTATTATGTTCAAAGGACAATCTCATGATGAATCTGATGGGGAAGGAAATTCTGGGATAGGTGTAACTTATGGTAATAATCCTGTAGAAGTGGAGAGAGGAGAACCTGCTATTAAGCTGCATGATGGTGGAACAGGCCAAGAAAATCTTGTTGTATTTGGAAATATGACAATACCTCCTTATGGAGTAGCTGAACTTGGAGATAAAAATGCTAAAAATAAGAAATTTAAGAATTATATATCAGACTTAAGTGAATTAGAAGCAAAACAAAACAAAATAGTTGATAAAGGAACAAAGTTAGTTAACAATACTGATGATAATAATTCTTTTGATCTATTGAAAATGAACTCTGGAAAAGCATTAATAGAAGGAGGAAATATGAAATTAAAAGATATTGCCAAAAAGAAACAAACAGCCTCTATAATACAGAATGCTATTTTAGAATCAGCTGAGGAACATGGAATTGATTCTGAAGCTCTTTCTAAAGGAAAGATTAAAAAGGCTAAAATGGGAGGAAATTATGCCCAAGCTGGAGCTGATTTGGACTTATATGGAAAAATTAGTAGATGGTTTTCTCCTGAAGATGTAGACAGTCTAACTTCTAAAGGGTATCAACCTATATCCAACAAAAAGAATATATTAGTAAAAGAAACTAAAGGTTCAACTTCTGCACCTACAGGTAGTCCTGATTTTAATAAAGCTTTTGGAAATGCTAGAAAACAAGGATTAAAAGAATTTACTTGGAAAGGTAGAAAATACGGCACTGATTTAGCAAGTTCTTCCCCTGGACAAAAGGATTATGTAGGTATAAAACAACAAGATATAGACCTATCTATACCACAACCCCCTCAAATTCCTGTAAAAGGAGTGGAAGGAGGACCAAATATTTCTCCAATGGATCAACCAGATGGTAAGACTTATGGTAATAAATTGAAATTTCAAGGACTAAATGCATTTGGTCAATTATGGCCTTATTTCAGACCCACTAATCAAATTGGTTTAGATCCTAATCAGTTAACTGGTGAATACTATGCTCTTTCTAATAATCAATTAGATCCTGTACAAGCTCAATTATATCATCCTCAGTTGGATCAACCATATGATATTTCATTTCAAGACCAATTAAATGCTAATCAATCTGACTTCAATGCTATTCAAAGACAAACAGGATATAATCCAGCTGCTCAAGCATCTTTAGCTGCACAAAAATATGCTGCTAATTCTGGTGTATTAGGTAATCAATTTAGAGCTAACCAAGCTGAAAAAGCACAAGTGTATTCTAAAAATAGAGACATTTTAAATGATGCTCAATTGAAAAATCTTGCTATTTTGGATCAACAATATGTTAGACAAGCTACAGCTAAATCTAATACTAAAGCTATTGCTCA